TCTGGCATAATGAGATTGAGAGGTGAACGCTGGAGGATCACATGAGAGGAACCCCAAAATTTCAAATCGAGGCATCGACCATACTGAGACTAAACAAACCATTCTAAGGAGGAAACGACAAACAGAGGAGGAGCCTCCCATTTACCAGGAATTTTCGTTATTCGAAAATCAGTCACGCATATTAAGGATGACACGGTAAAGCGTAAGGGAGGCATGGCAGACTGGCCTAGTAAGCGCGCGCGCATGAGATCGCGGCGAGAGTGAAAAGCAGTCAGCCGAAGAGGATCGAGGAAGGGCATCCTCCTAGATCGGATACCCAGAGAGGGCGAGGGCCATCCGCTGAGGGCGGCGGCTATCCGACATGAGGAACCCGAACAGTAACCGGCCTGACGGATCAGGCGAAACAAAACCCCAAAGGGAAAACGGTATAGGTGCGCCTTGCAGAAATGGCCATGGGCGCGGCTGTATCGGATGACTACCAGAGGGGAACCAGGAAGAAAGAAGAGGCGAAAGCGTTTTACTCGGGCATCTTATGTACGAGTAAAAGGCTATCGCGGGCAAAGAACCCCGGAACGAAACCGGGCAAGCAGGGCGAACGTGGACGGTTCGCAAAAAATCAGGGTCATGATGTTGACCCAAACGGACACATTGTAACCCCCTACACGCTACCAGATGGGCGGCAAATCATCGGCGGAACCATAACCGCAAATGTGGGTTTTACTGCGTGAGCAGTCTCAAAAACGGAACCTGACGGAGGTGGTACACATGAGCCACGCGAACAAAACGAGCCTGGAAAAACAGGTTCAGGAACGGCTGAAGGAGTGCCTGAGGTACGGCCACAGCAAGCATGAGGACAAGCGGCAAGGGATCGCGGACAAATACATCTATTCCATCAGCACGGCCAAGGCATACAGCAAGCACTGCCTTTATTTCGTCACATGGGGCAAACAATCGGAGCGGATCAGGGAGGCCCTGGGCCATCGGCCTCGAACCCTGGAAGAGCTGAAGCCCTACGCGGCGGAGTGGATCAGGGAGAGAGAGGCGCGCGGCCTGTCCGCGTACACCATCAAACTGGAGGCGGCTGCTCTGGGCAAACTGTACGGCGAGAGCCTGGGGATAGAGACAAAGGGAACCAGGCGAGCAGACATCACGCGGAGCAGACACGCGGCCAAACGTGACGCGCATTTTTCAGAGTCCAACAATGCAGAGCTTGCAAATTTCTGTCGGTGCGTTGGCTGTCGGCGGGCGGAGCTGGAGAAGATGCGGGCGGAAGACCTGCGGATGATAGACGGCAAGCCGCACATATGGATCAGGGGCAAGGGAGGCCGTGTCCGTGTGGCTCCTGTCGTGGGAACGGCGGACGAGATCGGGCGCGCGTTGGCATTCCTGGCGCGGCTGGATGGTCGGCAGAAAATCCATAGCGCGGCGGACATCCATGGATATCGCGCGGAGTACGCACAGCGAGTATACTCCATGCACGCGCGGCCATTGGATACCCTGAGAGGGAAGCGGATCGACTACACGGCCATCACAGGCAAAGAGGGCGCACATGGGCGTATCTACAAAAGCGCGCTGTATGTTTGTCGCGGGGATCAGTCCGGGCGGACGTATGACCGGGCGGCAATGATTGCGGCGAGCAAGGCCCTGGGCCATAATCGCGAGAGTGTTGTTGGAGAACATTATCTTTATGGCTTGACATAATGCGACATGTTATGATATGATATGACACGGTAAGACACCATATGACACGAGGCGAAAGCCTCCCATGATATTCCCCTGGTAGGGTTCGAGGATAGATGATTATGAAAAAGCACATAGATAGCAAAGCACATGGACAAGTGAATATCGCCCCCGCCCTAACAATGAAAGGAATATAAAGATCATGGCAAACACAAGGAAAGCAACGAGCACCACAACGGCGGCAAAGAAGACCGTCACCAAGGCCGTAAAGGCGGAACCCGAAAAGGCACTCGATTGGAGGGCCATCGGGATCGTAAAGGAGCACCAGGCCGCAAGGCGGCGCGGAAAGCGCGCTATTGAGCGGCTGGAACTGAAGTACATTGCATATACTGCGAGTGCGTTCATAATGGGTATGAGCATCGGAACCATGCTTATGAGCTGGCTCCACTAGTAACAAGTTAATTATGCGGGGGCGTTTTCAATGAGGCCTCCGCAAGGGCCTTTTTTTATGGAGGAATGTAATGAGCGAGTATGATCCGCAGGAGTTAGTTCTTACTGTTAACAAGAAAACGATTAAGCGATTAGAGGCGTTGTATTCCAAGTACAACGAAGAAGCTGGGCATAATGACACATTTGAGGAGTACGCGTCTTCCCTTGTTAGCACGGCAATCTGGAGGGAATATAGTGAACTCGAACTTGATGATATAACGGAAGACGCGTACAAACTAGTGTGGCAAGGTGAGCCAATGGACGGCCATTTTATCACGGGCGCGGACACAAAGGAAGAAGCCATCCAGATCGCGCGCAAACTTTGGGGCGAGCATAAATACGATTTTGACAGCCCCTGGGGAGGTCTTGTAATACTCGATAAATACGGAAAAGAGGTAGAGTGGTGACCGCATCGAATTATGATTTAACTGAGGCCGTGCTTGTTATCATCGGCAATTTGGCGGCCATCAGAAATGTAAACATCGTTCTTTATACGCGGCTGCTTAATACGCTAACAAACATAAACAGCGACCTAGCACATTATGTAAAAAAAAGGATTGAAGGGAGATAACAATGGGAGAGGTAAAAACATACACGCCTGAGGACATCGCGGAAATTTTGCATGTGTCCAGGCGAACGGTATACAGATATTTGAAAGATGGTCGTTTGTCCGCATCACAGCCAAGTGGTAAACTTTGGCGGATCACAGAGGATGATTTGAGGGCGTTCCTGGATAATGGCAGACCTAGCAAAAAATAGAACCGTTTGGTAATAAAAACAGTAAACTTTAATTTGCAAAGAAAAATTGATATTGATAAATGCGAGGATATATGATATTCTAGCAATAGAAAATGAAAAAGCCACGCGGGCGAGGCGTGGCGGGCGTGATTAGACGGTAGAACGTTCACGGTCTCCCAAACTGAAGAACGTATCTCCGATAAAAAGAATAGCACAATTCACTTGCAATTTCAAGAAGAATTGAAACGATGACCGCGTGGGCGTATAGTCCACGCTTGTCGGCTATCTCTAATTTAGTCCGTCTCAGCCCGCGTTGTAAAAGAACGAGGGCTTTTTTATTGCAATCTTTAATCAGGAGGAAAAAGACAATGGCATCTTATGGGCGCAAAGTTTGCGAGGCTAACCCAGCAATTGCCACCAGGCTGATCCGTGAGCGGATCACGCAAGCCGAACTTGCAAAGAAGGTCGGAGTATCACCGGGAACGGTTTGGCGTTGGCTGAACAATCAGGAGCTTGACCGCGTGCGCGTGGAGATGCTCCAGGCCGCGATTACAGACATCGCAGAAAAGAGGGCATAGCTGTATGAGTATTGAGACGGATACTGCAAAGCAAGCGATTTTTAATAGCATCACGAACCCCAACACAGACATTCGCAACGCGGAGTGTACGCAGTTAGACACGGCGCGCATGTTCGCGGCAATGAACCGCGAAAACATTCGTTATGTGGAAGACAGAGGGTGCTTCTGTTGTTATGACGGTTCGCGTTGGCGCATGGACGATAGAGACAGCACAAGGGTTCACGAGCTGGTGCAAACCTTCGTGGAGACAGCCGCCAAATGGTTCGGAACCTCCGCAGGGTTCGACAAGGACAAGGAAAAGTTTTTTCTCGGCTATGATGCACGCGGACGGCGCGAACAGCTTGTCAAAGATATCAAAAGCCAGGGTTTTATCAAATGCGTATCATCAGACTTTGACAAACAAAAAAACCTGCTTAACGTCAAGAATGGTACGTTAAACCTGGATACAGGCGAGTTAAGCCCCCACAAAGCAGATGACATGATAATGATGATCGCCAACGTGGAATATCATCCTGAGGCCAAAGCGGAACGGTTCGAGAAATTCATGGGTGAGATCATGTCAGGCGATCAGGAGATGGTATCACATCTCCAGGACGTTCTGGGATACGCGCTTTCCGGGTATACGGATCAGGAGCGTTTTTTTATCCTGTACGGAGCGAGCACGCGAAACGGCAAAGGCACGCTTAACGAAACGATCCTGAAGTTAATGGGCGATTATGGGAAGTCGGCAAAGTATGAGTCTTTTCAAGAATCCTATTATCGGAACTCAGGCGGCGCGCCAAGTGAAGACATCGCGAGACTCCAGGGCGCGCGCTATGTGTCGGTTTCGGAACCTGCACAAACCATGGTGCTGGATGTTGCAAAGGTAAAGACGTTGACCGGCGGCGATACCATCACGGCAAGATACCTCCATCAGGGAAGTTTCGAATACCAGCCCCAGGGCAAGATTTTCATAAACACAAACCACCTGCCTGTCGTGCCTGATGATACCCTGTTTATGTCTGATCGAGTGGAAGTCATCCTGTTCGATAAGCATTTTAACCTGGATGAACGCGATCACGATTTAAAGGAAACGCTTGTCACGGAGTCCGAAAAAAGCGGTATCCTGAACTGGCTGATCGAGGGCTATCAGCGCGTGCGTGCGGCCAAGTATCTCCCCATGCCAAAGGCCGTGCAATTAGCTAACCAGCAATACCAGGCGGAGAATGACAAGGTAATGGAGTTCGTGAGCGAGGAGATGGAACAGAACTCGAATTCTATGGTCACGCTGAAGGAGTTCTATCATCGGTTCTCAGAGTGGTGTCTGGAGGCAGGATACAAGGCCCTGAACCGTAAGAACGTCAAAAAGCATCTTTCCGAAAAAGGCCTTGTCCGCGTTGACCATAACCAGGACAAGGTAATAGGGTACAAGTTCCTGTCGGACGAAAAGAACAATCCCTTCAAGGGAGAGTGACTTTAATACTGTAAAATTTTATTTGGGGGAATTTTGAGGGGTGTTGGGGGAGTTTTGAGGGGTGTTGGGGGAGTTTTGGGGGAGTTTTAGAGCCATTAAACCCGCATAAATACAGGAAAGGGGGAGTTAGGGGAGTTTCATTCAAGGATTGAAGTAAAAATTGATTATATGTAAAATGTCTGAAAAAAACTCCCCTTTTTCCCCCGAAAAGCCGCAAACCCGCATGAATAAAGGGTTTCTTTAAAAAAAGCAGCCCTCAAAACTCCCCCAAAACTCCCCCAAAACTCCCCCGGAGGCCTCAAAACTCCCCCGAAAACTCCCCCGGAAAGGATTCGCATGGCAAAAATAAATGAATGGCTTAACGCTGATAAACTGGAACAGTTGACCTCCTGGGCAATGGCTGGGATGATCGACAAAGACATAGCGCGCAACATGGGAATCGGCCTGTCCACGCTGAACCTTTGGAAGAAGGAGCATCCAGAAATCCGAGAGGCCCTGGCTGTCGGGAAGGGCGTGGCTGATGCAAAAGTTGAGGACGCGCTTTTTCGGGCGGCTTGCGGGGATACAATCAAAGAAGAATACTACACGCGGCAATTCAACCGCGCGACCGGGAAAACAGAGATGGTGCTGACCAAAGTCGTGGAGAGGGAAATTCCTCCGAATGTGGTAGCATGTATTTTCTGGCTGAAGAACCGTGATCCAGATCATTGGCGTGATAGGCCAGAAGTTCCAAACAATGAAATGGTTGACCATGCGCGTGCCATCCTGCTGGAGGTTGGTAGCGTGATTAAATAAAAAGGAGATTTATATGGAAAGCTATGTAAAGCGAATGCAAGAGGCAATCATCAATTATAGAGACCTGAGCGAACAGGCCGCGGCAAAGATCGCGGACAATAACCGCATATACCGCCCTGAAGAGGCCGAAAAGGCAAACAAAGCGGTTATGTCAAAGCTACTGGCGTATGCTGATGCGGCGCGAGATACCATCGAAAAGGCGCGTGCAGAGGGCGTGCGAAACGTCAACGCATGGAGCACCATGGACGGCGAGAAGATCACGGCTGATGCTAAGCTCCTGGAGATGGACGCGGTAAACCCTTCACAGTTCCGTGGCCTGGTTGAGAAATACCAGTCAAACGGAACCATGATACAGCTCCTGCGCGGCTATGCTGAACGGCGAAACAAGGGGCGCGGAGGTTTTGAAGCTGCCTGGAACTTTGACGGGAGAGGCGGCGCGGCTGAACACTTTGACACGTCAGGCCTCCCCTCCGCAGAGGAAAAGCTGAAGAAGGTTGACGGCTACGCGGCCCAGGCCGTGTCTGCGATTGACCACCTGACCGACTTCAAGGGCGGCGCGATGCTCAACATGTGGCTGGAGAACTTCGGAGAAAATTAGACATTTTGGAGTCCTAAAAAATGAGTGGTGTGGTGTTTGAACGCGGATCAGGAGAATGGGAGATGTTCAAGGACTGCTATCGGTTCGCAGAAAAGTACTGGGTTCCAGAGGACAACGAGGAGTACTGGCGGAACCTGGTAGAGGATTACGAGGCGTTCATACAAAAACATGCGGCCATCCCTTTGGCGGCGGGCATCGGCCTGGCGGTAGTCAAATACCTGGAAGATCGGGCAAAGGCCGTATAGGCGCGTAAAGGCCCAAAATCGGCCTGAAATGATTTAGGCGTGCTTTAATACCTGAGAATCATTTTAGTGGCGATTTGGGGCGTTCTGCGGGCATCGGCCTGGAGAGCGGGGAACCATCGGAAGATGGAACCCTGCTCTTTTTTTGTGCCTGGCGAACCGAAACTTTTTCGCCTGTGCAAGATTTTTTCAGGGGATGCTGTCGGCAAAGTGACGGACGGCGGAGCGGCCACGCCTCCAAAAATCTTTTCGTGCCTGGCGCAATCTGGCGGACGTTTTGCGGGCGTATACAGGCCGATTTGACTGTGTTTGCGTGCGTTCGTTTTTTTGTCCGCCATCTATGCGGATAACATACATTTCGCGAATAGTTTGCCTGACCGCTTCAATTTGCTTTTCGAAACCTCCTAATCTGGCATAATGAGATTGAGAGGTGAACGCTGGAGGATCACATGAGAGGAACCCCAAAATTTCAAATCGAGGCATCGACCATACTGAGACTAAACAAACCATTCTAA